AATTCTCACCACTGGTGTTGGCGGTGTGACTGTTGCAAATATCACAGGTCCAGAACTTGATTTGCAATCCGGAGACTTGTTATACATAAAGGGTATCACAGCGGTGAATCGAAGAGATAGTTCTGATGATGCCATTGAACTTGTTATCGACTTCTAAGGAGAAAAAATGACGATTGGAACAAATTCTGAAACGAGTGCCTTTGCCCCATCAATTATGGGTAGATCTCCTTTTTACGATGACTACGATCCTGCTAAAAAGTTCTTGAAGGTTCTCTTCAAGCCCGGTGTTCCTTTGCAAGCAAGAGAACTTTCACAGGCACAGAGCATTCTTCAAAATCAAATTGAAAGATTTGGGAAGCACATTTTTGAAAATGGATCGGTTGTCTTAGGTGGCGAGGTCACAGTTTCAAAAACAAGTTTCATTCGTCTTGACAACTCTAACGTGTTGTCTACTTCGGCACTGAAAGAAATTGTAGGACAAAGAATCACGGACGGAACAACGACGATCGCAACAGTTGTCGGTGCGTTTGATCAGGGCAGAGATGCAGATGGTCTTTCACAAGACCCGCACCAAATTCTTTTCTTCAACTACAACACAAGTGGTCAATTCAACACCGGAATCCTTTCTACAACTGGCGATGGTAATCTTGGATTCACTGCCGAGATCGCATCCGGAGATATCACGGGTGGCATCACCGGAACCGCAACAAACTTCATCACCGTGTCTGATGGTGTGTTTTTCCTCGATGGCTATTTTGCACTAAACGATAGTCAAGAGACTGCTGCATTTTCTATCACGGGTGGATATAGGGATTTTCAAAATCCATCGACCTCGGTCGGTTTCAATGTTTTGAAAACAACTGTCAATGCTGTCCAAGATCCAAGTCTGAACGATCCTGCATTTGGTTTCAACAATTACAATTCCCCCGGATCTGACAGGTTCAAGATTGAGCCAACATTGACACAGATTGGTATCACGGGTTCAACAGTTGATCCCGGTGGCTTTGTGATTGATGGAGCAACTAATGATTATGTTGAGTTGGTTCGTGTTGTCAGCGGAACCACGACAAAACGAGTTCGCATTGCAGATTACGCAGAAATTGAAAAGACGCTTGCCGAAAGAACCTACGACGAGTCTGGCAACTACACAGTAAATCCATTCACTCTCACTCTCGACGAATACGACAATGTGTTCTCAAGTGAAGACGAAACAAAACTGGCAGCGGTTCTCTCTCCGGGCAAAGCATATGTGAATGGCTACGTCTATGAAACAATCGCACCCTCAAATTTTGAGATTGACAAAGCAAGATCCAAAACCACAGTCAGACGAGAACCAGTCGAAACACCAGAGGGTTCTTTCTTTCAAGTCTTCAGTCCGGAGAATTACAGATTGCACACAGTCGCACAATCTCAGACGATTGAGGGTGGAAAGGCTCTCTCTGTTTTTGATAACACAAAAACTTTTATTGGAACGATGAACCTTCGGATGGTTAGAAGAGAGGGAACTTCTGTCAAATTCTACTTCTTCAACCTTAGACTGAATGAAGGAAAAAATATTGAAGATGTGAGGTTTGTACAAGACACAAATATTGAAAATCTTGAAAATCCCACAAACACAACTTGGAATTCTGCGAACTTCGGTGCAACCCTCGCAACTTCTTCATTCAAGTCTTTTACAAACAATCGGCAAGTATTTTCAATTCCTCTCGGTGATGCAGTCAACGATATCAATGGTGAGGATTTCGACTCGACATTCACTGTTGTCAAAACTTTCTCTGGAACCGCAGACTCAAATGGTGATGTGACTTTCAGTGGTGGTGGAAATAATGATTTCTTTGAGAGTAACCTCACGGTCATGGGTGCGACCGATGGAAATCCTGCGACACTCATTGATGTTGATCTGAGCAGTGCATCAAACCCCAACAACGAAACTGGTGAGATCACTCTGTCGTGCGGCACTACAAATGATGGAAGTAGAATCGTTGCAACGATTCCAATGCGATATCAGAACACTCCGACAAACCAGAACATTCGTAAGAAGACTTTGGTTAGAAACTCAATTATCGATAATGTTACGCTTGTGAATGGAATCGGATCTCTTTCAACTCCTGACGTTACAGAACTTATTTCTGTGACACAAAACGGAGTGGACATCACTGATAAGTTTACTCTGGACGATGGACAAAGAATTGATCGGTACGACTATGCTTCTGTTGTTCTCAAACAGGGAGAAAGTGTTGACACATCATCGAACGCTTTGAGCGTGACGGTTCACAAGTACACGCACGCTTATGGATTTGGTGGACCGTTTACAAAGCAAAGTTATGTTGAATCTGGATTGACGGCAGGTCTTGAATTCTCACCAATCTTCAATGACCCCGAAACTGGAGAGTCTCTTCGTCTTTTCAACGCACTTGATTTTAGACCAATTCGAATCAACGATGCTGGAAATTTTGCATATGGCACGGATGGGGTGTCCTTCGACAACTCAACAGTTCCAAACTTTGATCTAGCATTCACTCCTTTTGTTTCCTTTGAAACCTTTACCGAAAGAAAGGATAGCATTGTATTGGGATCGGATCGAGTTCTTCGGGTCGTGAAGGGATCCACTGGAGAAATCACCTCTACTCGTCCTACTATTTCAGAAAATGATTTGGAATTGTATCGAGTCACTGTGCCTGCATTCACATTCAATACTGATGATGTGAAAGTTCAGTATTTGAACAATCAAAGATTCACAATGAAGGACATCGGAAATATTGAAGATGCCACCTTTGCTGACAACGAATTCAACTATCGTGCTGCACTTGAAGCACAGGCACTTTCAGCAGCAGTTGGACTTTTCCCCGGTGCAGAGGGTTTTGACGAAGGAATCTTTGTTGATGATTTGATCGGTCATGGAAATGCCGATGTCACCAAATCACAACACAATGTTGCAATCGATCCGGTTGACAACACACTGAAGGCTCCTTTTGATACTCAGTCTCCCAGTGTCACAAATAACAATGGTGTGAACTTCAACCGATACAATACACCGTACGGAGAAATTTACACCTCCGTGAGTCCTGCTGCGAATGAGGTATCCTTTGCCAGTGGCTTTGATCCTTCTTCAACAATCAACGTGAACAATTTTGCGGTTGCTGACTATCTTGGAACCGTCAAACTCAATCCATTCTGTGATCGCTATTGGAGTGAAACAAAGGCTGCGAAAGTCATCGTCAACACCTCGGGTGAAAACAATGCGTGGAAGAAAGGTATCTCTGCACCGGATGGTGTCGAGGGCAAAAAACTTGGATTCGGAACGCAGTGGAAAGATTGGGAGTCTATCTGGTTTGGACGTTCGATTGAGAACGAAACTGAAAATGATCAGACTGATCCTGACAATATCAAATATCGACCGTCTGTCCGATCGAGTTTTGTTCGAAGAGTTTTGTCAAACAAAATTATCAAAGAAATCGGTGGAAAGATTGTTGACCTTTCAGTTGTCCCTTACATGCGTGCCGTCACGATCAAAGCGACGGTCGAGGGAATGCGTCCAAATTCAACAATCTATGCTTACTTTGATGGCAAGGCAGTTGGAAATACCGCAAGTGGATACTCTGTCGGATCGACAGGATCGGCAGGGGAAATTGAACTTGACATTCCGGCAGACACTTATTTGACTGGCGAGAAGATTGTTCGCTTCATTGATAATGCAGATAATGATTTGAACCTTGCAACGACCTCTGCCGACTCAACTTTCTATGCCTCTGGTTCATTCGAAACAAATGAAGAAGGTGTGAACTCTTTCCGACCATTGATTCGAAGAAGAGATTCCTCTAGCAGTGATTCGATTCTCAATGCAGACTACCTTGATTTGGTGGGAACGAATTCTGCATCGGTGGTCAACTCTCTGAATCCTCTTGCACAGACATTCACGGTTGATCAAAACGATTTCCCCGATGGCATGATTTTGTCAAGAATCAAAGTTCTCTTTGCCTCGAAGCCCGATGATGATGGTGGTGTGATTCGTTGTGAAATCAGACCCGTCGATTCCTTTGGCTATCCAAAGAGAAATTATGTGATGCCCTGTTCTGAAATATACAGGGTTCCAAGTGAAGTTTCGGTGTACGCCGAGGGCGACAACATGAACGCTAAGAAAACTGAGTTCAACTTCAAACAAGGTGGTGGTCCGGTTTACCTTTCTCCCGGAACCTATGCGATCTGCTTCTTGAGCAATGATCCAAACTACTCTATCTGGTCAAATGATACAACATCGACCAAACCACTGAACTTTGATTCTGTTTTCATTCCTTCAAACAATGGTCAAGTCACACGATACGGTGAATCCTATCTTGCCCTTGGTATTGATCGAAATGCCTTTGATTCAGGAGCAGAAACACAGGTTCGATTCACCATGTCTGGTGATATTGAAAATACTGCACACAACGCTAATTACATTGCGACCGCTAAACAGTTGTTGTCGAGCAGACAAATTCAAGTTGGGTATGGAACTGGTTCCCTGCTTCCAGTAAACGCAACTAATCTATTCCCAAATATCAAAACACTTGAATTGACAAATCTCAACTTTTTCTGGACTCCAACCGACAGATCATCAAACATTGTTGATGTTGCTCAGGTTCAGCCATTATTCATCAACTCTAAGATTGAGCCAGTGGACGCAACAGAACTTACTTTGCAAACTCTTGCAAATGATAATCTTGCTACGGCTACCGCTCGGTACTATTCGAAGGTTGTCTCACTACCTCAACCTGCGGCAAACTTGGCAGTTAGAATCAAGGCAAAAGTTCCAACAAACTCAAGAGTCTATGTGTTCGGAAAATTCAAAGGAACCAACACCTCTGGATCAATTGATGATCAACCATACATTCGTCTGACATCGAAAGCAGAATTGAGTTCAGAAAATGGCGGAGATCCTACCACGATCGAATCAGTTGTGAACACATACACTGCTCCTGCCTCGTCTGGATCTGCAATTTCTGATACTGGATTGTACACTGAATACAAAATCAAAATTGTTCTTTCACACAGTGGCGTAAATAAGCGTCTTCCAGAAATTTTGCAAATCTCTGCTGTTCCTCTGGGAAGAAAAACTTCTGAACAATTCTTCCAGACGATCACGCCAACAGGAACGCTTGTCCCTTACGCTGGCAAGTTCAACCCACCCGAGGGCTTCCTTCTTTGTGATGGAGCGGTGCATCAAAGAACTGAATTTGAAAATCTTTATGAAGTTCTGGGTGGTGCTGAAAATCCATACAACACAGACACAAGCATTGACACCGCAACGCAATTCCAAGTTCCAAACATGCAAGGAAGAGTTGCGATTGGTGAAAACACTGGGGTCGTTCCAAGTGGTGATGTTGTTGATGGAACGAATAATAGAACAATGGGTAATACTGGTGGACATCGCAAGGTTGCGATGCACCAGCACACTGGTTTGCTGAATCGTATTTCTAATGATAATCAAGGTCTTAGGGGTGTAATCACACAAACAGTCACAAATTTCAACGCCGTTGAGCGTGGTTCTGGCGGAAATGAAAATGACGGTTTCTTTGGAAACAGTGACAGATCAAATAACATTCAGGGTGGTGACATTAGATGTTTCGCCACATCCGCAACTGGTGGTTTCAAAGAAAGAATTGTTGGTGGCAGTGATGGAGGATCTAGAACCGACATAGGCGGATTCATCACCGACTTAGCCACGGGCAACATGGCAAATGAAGGAACAATTCCCACCGGAATTTCTATGGAACAGATGCCACCGTATGTGGTCACAAGATACATAATCAAGGTGTAATAGGAAAAATCAATGGCAGGAAACGCATTCACCAATCTGAATACAATCGCACTTTCGGATAACTTCCGTGCATGGTTCGACAAGACCAACGAGATCGTTGGAGCCTTGAATCCTGTCGCTGTCTATGGTGTAACACCCGGAACAGGCATCACGGTTGCAATCGATTCAAATGGTATTGCAACGGTTGGTCTTTCACTCGAAGATGCAACGACTGGTGACACCGAATTCACAGGAACAATCACATTTGGTAATGAAGTTCAGTTTGAAGGAAAGACCGTAGACTTCACTGGTGTGACGGCATATGGCAATATTGTAAGAACCATCAACGGTTCTACTGGTGATGTGACACTTTCATTCTCTGGTGTAAACGATCAGACAAGTCACACAGGCGATGTTCTCATCAAGGCAGCGGGAACTCTCAGTGCCTACACGATCTTCCAAGGATTCACATTCGATAGCAATCGTGCCTTCAAAGTTTCGACTCAAGGTGGTCTTCTTTTGGGTGGCTCTGCTGGCATCACAGGAATGAATCACATCGGCACACGCTTTCGTCATGGCAGTCTTGCCATCGTCGGTGGACCGTATGGTGACTCTGGTGTAACGTCTGCTTTTGTTTCACTTTTGAATCTTGGATACACGGGATCCGACAATGCAGAGCGTGGCATGCACGTTCACTTCGGTAGAATCAATAATGCAAATACCGACAACCTTGGTCTTGTTTTTCAGGCTGGTGGAACTAATGGAGACAATGATACAGATGGTCCTCTCTTTGTTCTCGATTCGACAAATCGTCGTGTCGGAGTCAATGGAATCACAAGTGCGTTGGGTGGAGTTCACATCAAGACACAATCCACTGTCGCCACCTCTGAAAATGACATTTTGTTGGAGAATGGAAACGGCAACACGGCAGCGATTCGAACTGCACTCGCAGGATCTACCGGCGAGTACGTTGGTCTTGAAGGATCATCTTCAATCACGACACCAAGATTTGCAGGATTCCAAAACCGTGACAGAGTTAGAGCCATCATTGATGGTGGCGTAAACAACTTTGGTGTTGAGTTGAGACACAACTCCACTCCAAGCACATTCACAATACAAACACAACACTCCTCTGGTGCTTCACTGTCTCCTGCGTTTACAGTCAGTCAAGATGGAGACATTATCGTTGGTGGTATCTCTGCCGGTGTCACAGGCAGCACTTTTGCTTCGGTAAATCTTGTCAGTGGTCGGCTCTTGCTTGGGGGAACTCATGGTGTGACTCTCTGTGAAAACGGTGGTGTTCAAACCATCGTGAGTGGTCGTACAGGTGGTGGAGAGTCTTGCTCATTCAAAGTAATTTTTGCAGACGGTCCCGATGGTGGTGGATCAACAAGTAAGATTACAAACGTTGAATTTAGTGGAATCATCACTGAAGACATGGTTCACGACTTGAGACAAAATGATTCAGTCCTCTCAGCAAGAGATGAATTTGGAACAGACCTCAACAATCCAAATGATCACGCGATAGATTTCTTCGACTTTGATTCAAGCGGAAACAAACGTTACGCTGTTGGTCACTTTGAAATCGATGTGACTTTGCCATTGTTCAAGTTTGTTTCAGAAAATAACTCACGACCAACAAATAATGATCGTGAGTATCCGGTTGCCGGTATTGTTGCGAAACTCGATACAAAGGCAACAACCTCTCTCGCTGGCGATTCTCCTAAGAACTTTTTGGTTGGATCTCCAAGTAAAGGAACTCATCTTATCAACGTTCGTGAGATTGTTGAAGGAAAAAATGACAATACTACTCAGTTGAGTTTTACAGTTACCGGAAACTGTGAAACAAGATGCTCATTGGATGTGGTCGCGTCACTGACTCACGCTATTCGTGGAAAACGAGAAGGTGCTATCTATCTTGCACCCGGATCATACAGGGCTAAGTTTACAAATGTGGAGTAAGAACTAATGGGATCATTCACTTCAATTACATACTCGGGTGACATTTCTGGTCAACTTGTAAGGTTGGTTTTCAATAACGGAGTTTACAAAGGGTTTATTGACACGGCATCCACTACGAGTGGATATGTCAGTGCTGGTGGTAATACACTTGCCACTGCCGCTGAACTGACAAAGTTCAATGCCAACGTTGCATTTACAAATTATGTAAGATCTGATGCAACTGTTTCCACGATCAAGACAACTGGATCTGGATTGTTTGCTGGTAGTGGCACAAGTTTGACAGGAAATGGTTCTGATGATGTTCAGTTTAGTGGGGATCCACGAATCACTCATAGAATTGTTTTTCCGCATGGCTCAACAAATCACATTGGTGTGTCTGCCGGTGCTGGTGTGAGTCACATGGATCAAGTGATCATCACTGATGCTGCTGGCACGACACTTGATTGCTACTTTGGAAGATTCTCAGATGGCTTCACCACTGGTGTCACAAATTCAATTGAAGTTTTGGCTCTTGGATCTACAGGAAACGCTGCCGGTAGAACTGGTTTCGTGGGACTGACCGGACCATTTACTTTTGAAACACCGAATGGCTCTACCTCCGCTGCGGCACTGTCATCAATTACAATTTTGAAAAACAACAACTCTTTCAGAGAACAAATGTTTGAGCAAATTGGGATTTCTCTTGATGGCGGCACGTTTGATGTAGTGACTTATGGAGTCGCCGACAATAAGTCGGCAGTCTTCTTCCGTGGTGTCTATGAGTTGAGCGAACTGGCAACAATTAGCACTATGCTTCAGGCAAACAATCTTGGATCCGCTTCAGAGCAACTAGGAACCTACCACCTTCCTTTGGTTGGTATCTCAAGTGGCACAAGCAACTATGTTGGAATCACTTTCAATGCGATTACAGGTGGCACATATCCGACTTCAGGCTCTACGAGCAACAATTCAGAGTTTGACAACGCAATTGGAAATCTTTTCAAAGCAAGAACAAGCACAATCAATACTTTGAATACGACTTTGAGAGCGTTCGATGGTCTTGGGTCTATTCGTGAAATGACATCGACCCAATTCTAAAAGGTGTCTGATTCATCAAAAAAGCCTCTTGGAAACCAACTTCGACGCAGGAAGCCTCGTTCCAATACATATAAAAGAAGGAGCGAAGTAGATGTCGAAGCCCACAACAAGAGAAGAACTAAAGCAGTATGCTCTAAGAAAACTCGGCGCACCAGTGATCGAGATCAATGTTGATGACGCACAACTTGAGGATGCGATTGATGATTCTTTGCAAATTTTCAATGAATATCACTTTGATGGCGCACAAAAAGCCTTGTTCAAGTACACCATTACTCAAGATGACATCGACAATGGATACATTTCAACTGAAGGAATTACAGCAGGAGCCGGTCCCGGTGGAAGTGTTCAAGTAGAGGGTGGAGACAGCATTGTTTCTGTCAACAAAGTTTTTCAATTCGATGAGGGTGGTGCAGGAACAAACATGTTCAGTGTCAAGTATCAACTTGCTCTAAATGATGTTTACGGTCTTCGCACACCCGGATCTCTTTCTCAATACACCCAGACTCAAAGTTACATTCAAATGCTCACTGACATGCTTGATCCTGAAAAGCAAATTGAGTTTAGCCGTGTCACAAATAGACTGTATCTCAAAATGGACTGGAGTGAAAATGTTTCTGTCAGTGATACTATCTTGATTGAATGTTATGTTTCTCTTGATCCAGATACTTACAGTGAAATCTATAATGACATTCTACTCAAGCGTTATGTGACTGCTATGTTCAAGAAACAATGGGCGATGAACCTGATCAAGTATCAAAACATTAGATTACCCGGAGGTGTTGAATTCAACGCGGACACACTACTTTCGGAAGCAAACGCAGAGATGGAGAGAATTGAAGAGCAACTTCAAGACAAATATGAACTTCCTCCTGACATCATGATGGGTTGATCATGGCAGTAAATCCGTACTTCAATAAAAGAACCGTGTCCTCTGAACAAACTCTTGTTCAGGATCTTGTTGACGAAGCGATTCAAATTCACGGAATCGACATGGTTTACATTCCCCGAACTTTGGTAAACGAAGATGAACTTTTTGGTGAGGATCGTCTTCCAAAGTTTGAAAATGGCAAATCTATTGAAATGTACATTGAAAATTTTGAGGGCTTCGAGGGAGAGGGCGAAGTCATGACTCAGTTTGGTCTTGAGATCAAAGACAACTTAGATTTGACCGTATCTCGAAGACGCTTTTTAGAAACTTTTGCATCTGAAAATTACCCCTATCCCCGCGAGGGTGATTTGATTTATTTTCCATCAAACAGTGCATTGTTTGAAATAGATTTTGTTGAAAGAGAATACAATTTCTTTAGTTTCGGAAAGACCTTTGCATACCAACTGAAGTGTAGTGCCTTCAAGTATTCCGGTGGCGACTTCGATTCTGGATTCGATGTGATCGATGGAGTGACCTCCGCAGCGATGGACAAATTGTTCACAATCACCACAGGTAGTGGCACTGGTGGGGAGTTTATCGATGGGGAGAGAGCCAATCTCTATACGGACGCAGCAGGGTCGGTCACATCCGCCACAATCGACATCATCGAATGGGATGCCTCAACAGACGTTGCAACCGCTCGCGTTGTAGACGGGACTACAGTGGGTGCTACGGCGATGGTTGGTCAGTCCTCCGGAGCCTCTTATGGAATCGCAACAATTGGTCTTACAGCAGAATACTTTGTCCCTGATGTGTTTGAAGACAATACTGAACTCAATGTTGAAGCGAACACTTTCCTTGACTTTACAAATACAGATCCATTCAGTGAGGGTGAATTATGAAATTTGCAACGTTCTATAATGAAACTATTAGAAAGACGGTTGTGGCGTTTGGCTCACTTTTTGATGATGTCTTTGTTCAAAGAAAAGATTCGTCGGGGACTCTTCAAAAGAAAATTCTTGTTCCAATCACATACTCTCCAAAAGAAAAATTTTATAGGATGATCAAAGAGTATCCGATTCTCAAGGGTGAAGACAGTGATGTTCACATTGGAAATATTCTTCCTCGCATGGGCTTTGCAATTACAACAATTGACTATGACGGAACAAGAAAGAGAAATACAGTTTCAAAAAGATTTGATAATTCAACTGTGGATGAGGACACTGGATTAGTTGTTTCAAATCAGGCTCAATTCGCTGAAGTTCCTTACACGATTGGATTCAATCTTTCGATTGCTGCTCGTACAAACGATGATGCTCTTCAGATTCTTGAGCAAATTTTGCCATACTTCACCCCAGAGTTTTCTTTATCAATCAACTACACATCTGTTTTCAATACAAAAATTGATGTGCCGATCACGCTTACTGGTGTTTCGCCCGAGATCGAATTTGAGGGGGACACATCAGAACAAAGAAACATCATTTACAATCTTTCCTTCACTGCTCAGACCTATCTCTTCTCACCAATCAAGACAAACAAGATCATTCGAGAAACCCAAGTCACTGGATTCTTTTCTGATTTTGATGTGAACGGTGGAATCAGTGGACCAACAGGTGCGGCATTCAAGACCACCTCTTCAATCACAGGTCCATCTGGTGCAAGTTCCATGCCTCCTGACGCGACTGTGAACACTGAGATTTTTGAGTTTGGTCTGGGACTAAGTATTACTGGAGGCACACAAGATGTCTGATCCATTAGAGGATTCCCTAAACATTGATCCGGTCGAACCAGAAAAACAAGAAAAACAACTTCGTAAAAAAGTTGAAATCGATACTTCTAACTACCCCGATAGACAGAAGATGGATCAAAGAAAAGATTACACGGAAGTTCGTGACAATCTGAAAGAGGTAATTGACAACAGCAAAATCGCAATTGATGGTATTTTGAAAGTTGCTTCAGAAAGTGATAGTCCGAGAGCGTTTGAGGTTGTTTCTCAACTTTTGAAGACTTCGACTGAAGCAAACAAGGAGTTGCTTGATGTTCACAAGCAAATGAAAGATCTTGAAAAGGACGAGTCAGTGAAAAAGGTGACAAACAACGCTTTCTTTGTTGGTTCAACAAAAGAACTTCAGGACATGATTCAAAAGCAACTTCCTAAAGGTAATGTAAAGAAGATTAGATAATGTCAAAAAAACATGATGGTGAGTCGTACCTTGGCAACATGAATCTGAAGGCTGCCGGTGTTCAGACTCAGTTCACCAAGGAGCAAATCGAAGAATATGCAAAGTGCGTGGCAGATCCCATGTACTTCATTGAGAACTTTGTCAAGATTGTTTCTCTTGATGAGGGTCTTGTTCAATTCCAGCCCTACGACTACCAAAAGAAAATGATCAAAAGCATGCACAACGATCGTTTTGTGATTGCGAAACTGCCACGGCAGTCTGGAAAGTCTACGATCGTTATTTCATACTTGCTGCACTACGTTTTGTTCAATCAACAAAAAAATGTTGCAATTCTAGCCAACAAACTTGCGACTGCACGCGAACTTTTGAGTCGTCTTCAGTTGGCATACGAACACCTGCCAAAGTGGCTTCAGCAAGGTGTGATTGAATGGAACAAAGGATCGATTGAGTTAGAGAACGGATCCAAAATCCTTGCATCTTCAACGTCCTCATCCGCTGTTCGGGGTGGTTCTTTCAACATGATCTTCCTCGACGAATTTGCGTTCGTTCCCGAGAATGTGGCAGATGAGTTTTTCAGTTCTGTGTATCCCACGATCTCGGCAGGTCAGACCACAAAAGTTTTGATCATCAGCACGCCCAAGGGCTTGAACATGTATTACAAACTTTGGAAGGATGCTGAGGAGGGAAACAACTCTTACACTCCGATTGAGGTTCACTGGTCAGAGGTTCCGGGTCGAGATGAAAAGTGGAAAAAAGAAACGATTCGAAACACTTCACCGGCACAGTTTCGTGCAGAATTTGAATGTGAGTTTCTTGGATCTGTTCTTACGCTTGTCAATCCTGCAAAATTGAAATCTATGGCGTATGTGAAACCCATACAAGAGAGAAACGATGGTCTAAAAATCTACGAGGAACCAAAAGAGGGTCACATGTATTTCATGGGTGTTGATGTGTCGCGTGGTAAAGAAATCGACTACCATGCCACGACGATTATTGACATGACAGAAACACCCTATCGTGTTGTTGCACAGTATCGAAACAATGACATACCACCGTTTTTGTTGCCCAACATGCTGTACCCAATGGCAAAAAGATACAATGATGCCTACATGATGATTGAGATCAATGACATCGGGCAAGAAATTTCAGATATTCTTCACAATGAAATGGAATATGAAAATCTTTTGACAACCTCTGTGCGAGGTCGAAAGGGACAAGTCATGGATGGTGGCTTTGGTAACTTTGATACCCAGCGTGGAATTCGTATGAGTCCAAAGGTGAAGCGTGTCGGTTGTGCCATGCTCAAAGAATTGATTGAAAATGACAAGGTGATTATTGAAGACTACCACATCATCAACGAACTTGCTTCCTTCGTTTCAAAAAAGCAATCCTATGAAGCAGAAGTGGGACACCACGATGATTTGGTCACCACTCTCATTCTTTTTGCGTGGTCTTCCACCCAGCCATACTTCAAAGACTTGACGGACATAAATATCCGTGACAAACTCTACAAACAAAAAATTGAAAAACTGGAGGAGGAGTTGATGCCCTTCGGATTCCTGAGTGACGCGGCTGAAGAGGAAACAAGATTCACCGATAGCGAAGGAACCGTCTGGAACGTAGTTGATGATGAGCCTCGCCTGTAATCACAAAATGACTAAATAATAGGCATACTAAGGAGATTCATCTATGGCATTTCAAGTCAGTCCCGGTGTTCAAATCAAGGAAATTGACCTTACTTCCATCATCCCTGCGGTTTCTACAACTCGGGCTGGTTTTGCAGGTGAGTTTAGTTGGGGCCCTGCTGAACAAATTACAACGGTCACAAGTCAAAACAACCTGAGAGAACGATTCAGCGATCCAAATAATTCAAACTATGTCAGTTGGTGGTCTGCTGCCAACTTCCTCGCGTACAGCAACAATCTTCAAATTGTTCGGGTTCTTGGCACGGGTGCTTTGAACTCTGCTTCAAGCGGCACAGGTGTCTTGGTCAAGAACTCCGATGACTATGATACGAAGGATGCAGCAGGATCTCTTGGCAACAATACCTTTATTGGAAAGTTTGCTGGTGGTGAGTCTGGAGGATTTGATGGAACTCTGGGCAACTCTCTGAAAATTTCTGTTTTCAATCGCACAAACACTGATATCGAACTCGCTAGATTTGGATCACTCGGAGAAATTGGTGGAGGGGCAAACCCAAGTCTTACCGCTGGTAATGTTGCAGACAACTCTCCCGACGCATCTGCATCTACTTTCTACGCATCCTTGGTGAATCCTGTTGCAGACGGTTTCGGAAAAGGAAGTGTTGGTGCGACAAACACTGATTTGAATTTTACGAATTCAGGAACCACAATCGGTGATACGCTCACACTGACTGGCGGTTTGAGTGCCAGAACAATCACTGGATTCACCTCTGGTCGTGTTGGAACCGTGAAAACCGAATTGTCTCTTGTTCCAGACGGGGGAACAAATGCCCACCTTGTTGTAAACGGTATTGGTGGAGCAGATTCAAGCAGCATTACAGGAACAACATCCGGAAGAAAAATTCGTTTTCAGGCAACCTATGGAGTCACTTCTGCAATTTTCACCGGAACGATTCAAGACGTTGAACCAAATACCAGCGGAAACACGACAGGTATCACATTCTCGTTCGACGGTGGTGCATTGTCTGGTGTGACATTCAAAGTTCCAGCGGGAACAACGGTTGATGTCATGTCCATCCTCACAGTTGGCTCTACAGTCGAATCACAAGCAGGTGTCACTGCCGGTTCTGTTCGTGCAAGATACGCAGACAATTTCACAACTTCAGTGCCGTCCACCAGTCAGTCCAGCATTGACAAGGGTGCGACAAATGATCTGATCAATGTTGCGATTGTTGACCACGCTGGATACTGGTCTGGAAATAGAGAAGAAGTTCTTGAAGTCTTTGATGGTGTCTCCGTCAGTCCAAATGCAAGAGACTTTGCCGGTAATTCAATTTACTACAAAGATGTCATCAATGCACAATCCAACTTTGTGTACTGGGCTAGTCATGCAGATAGTTCAAACGGAATCTCTCCAGTTCGAACCGATGTCGGTGCAGTTGGTGTGACTTTCGGTAGCAACGCTGGTCAAGGATCAAATTATGGATTCCTGCCTAGACCTGTGACGCAACTTCTTTCAGGTGGCACTGCGGGCAGTGGTGTTTCCGACTTCATCACAAACGGCTACAACAAATTCTCTGATACTGAAACAGTTGATGTGAACATTCTCATCGGTGGTGGGGTCACTGGAAACAACGCAACCAGTCTTGCAAACATCGCAAAGGATAGAAAAGATGCGATTGCATTCTTCTCTCCACCACAAGACGCTATTTTGGATTCAACTGGATCTGCTCCTTTGACTCAAACCCAAGCGACTGCCAACGCAGTTGCCTATCGTAAGGGTACGAATGGTGGATTCAATGGTGGCACGAAAAACTACACCACTGGAAACTTGAATATCAATAACTCGTATGCTGTTCTTGACAGTGGTTGGAAATACATCTTTGACCGATACAACGATGTGTTTAGATTTGTGCCATTGAATGCAGACACGGCAGGTGTCACAGTTCGCACAGATGTTATCGCGGAACCTTGGTTCTCTCCAGCAGGCTTCAATCGTGGTCAGATTCGAGATGTTGTCAAACTTGCATACAGCCCTGTCAAAGCACAACGCGATGATCTGTATCAAGCACAAGTCAACCCTGTTGTTTCCTTCCCCGGGCAAGGAACGATTCTCTTCGGAGACAAGACGATGCAATCCTCACCATCTGCGTTCGATCGCATCAATGTTCGAAGATTGTTCATCATTCTTGAGAAGGCAATTTCCACAGCAGCGAAATTCCAACTCTTTGAAGTCAATGATGCCTTCACACGGGCGCAGTTCAGAGGACTCATTGAACCATTCCTTCGGGATGTTCAAGCCAGAAGAGGTATCACTGACTTCAAGGTGATCTGTGATGAAAGCAACAACACTTCGTCTGTTATTGATAGAAATGAATTTGTTGCGAGCATCTTCGTCAAACCCACAAGATCGATCAACTTCATCACGCTCAACTTCATTGCCTCGGCAACTGGTGTGAACTTCGATGAGATTGGTGGATAAGGTATACATATCTAAGAGGAGAAAGAAATGAACATTGAAAAGTTCAAAAACGCAATCGGTGGTGGTGTTCGTAATGCACTCTTTAGAGTCAGAGGTAACATCGGTACGACCACCAGTCCCGATACTCTTAGTTTCCTTGTGACGGCAACAAATCTTCCTGTTTCCAATCTTGATACAATCGAAACAAATTATCGTGGTCGGACAATCAAACTTCCCGGCTCCAGAAAATTTGACGACTGGTCAATCACTATTCTCAATGATGAAAACATGGAACTTAGAACACTGTTTGAGAAGTGGCTCGACGATCTCAACGGTGCAGTCAGCAACGTTGCCCAAAGAGATATTTCGCTGACCAACCCTGTTGACTTCCCAACGTGGTACGTTGACCAACTTGATCGCAACGGTAATGCAATCAAGTCCTATGAACTACATTATTGTTTCCCAACTTCTGTTGCCTCCATTGAATTGTCGGCAGAGAGTGAAGGAATTTCTGACTTTGAAGTGACCCTTGCTTACACATATCACCTTACAAGCGGGGTCAATGGTGTACCACTTGGTGCTGCACCAGAGCGAGAATAATAGGGGTATCGTATGCCTGTCGAACTGTTTGGCTTCTCTCTTGGTAGAAAAAAAGAGAGTGAAGCACTATCTTC